GTATTCTAGCTTATATAAAATAGCTAGTACAATTTTGCTTAATTATCAAAATGGGATATCCGGAGCTTCGTCGTCGTCTTTGTAGGGCAGTGACAATTTACGTCGCTCTTTAGGATCGCTTATGGGCGGTTTTTGAGCCTCCGGGGTAGTCAAAGTAGGGCTCGCCCCGTGCTTCATCCTATAGTCCGCCCAGAGCGCCTGGTTTGAAATCTCATTTATCGGCGGTAAGGGCTCTTTATTCGCTATCCTAGCTCGAATATAAGCTAAGGCATCTTGGACGGTCTCACATCCGGGGTAGGTTTTAGCTAGGATCTCTTTTATCGGGGTTTTAAACCTCATGGCCCCACCTTAGACTAGGACATATGGTTATGTCTAGAGTTTCGGCCTTAGATCGTCCGAGAAATGATTGCTTTTTCCGATATTGCAGTCGCCACAAAGCACTTGCAGATTTTCGAATTCAAGTTCTAGCTCGGGGAAATAAGACCTGGGCTTTATGTGATCTACGTGTAAGGGGCCCTTTTCTGTACCTGAACCACAAGCCATACATTTAAACCCGAACTTCCGTAAGACCTTGTACCGCAACTCCCTCCACTCCCTCGTCTCGTAGAAGTCCGCAGGCGACGACAATTTGGCTCTATTTTCTTTTCGGCGGTTTTGTTTCCTGCGTAACTCTTTTGCTTTTCTTGCGGCTTTTCTTTCAGACTTACTTAAGCGCCTTATCGGTACTCCACCAGGGTTACACTCTACTGAACATCGACCCGTATGGTGATTTCTTCTAGCTACGTTTCGATCAAAGGTTTTACCGCAGGCAGGACATATTCTTTTTCTTTTCGTCTCTAGGAAGGTAGCGTGTTTTCTTGCCCGCTCATTTATCTTTGCTTCTATTCTTTTTTTTTCTTCCTCGCTTAAGATAATTATTTTTTTCATAGCTCACCCCTTCTCCCCTAGATCGAGAATCCCCTTCTAGCGAAGGAATTCCCCCAAACCCCAAGAATGACTCTTAGAGTAAAAGAATTCCCTAGCGGTTGGCCTTCTCCCCTGAGTCTCGAACCCCCCACATAGCGGACTATGAACCCTTATTCTTTTACCCCACCCTAAAGGTGGCTAGACGGTGGATAGGTAGCCCATAGCCAGGCCGAGTCCCCCTCATTTGCCACTGCGAAAATTCAGATACGTCGAGGGTTTTTGGCTCACCGTTGCCGATTCTTACTGGACACGCCTTTATGTCTTATGGGATTAAGAGATTAATCCAGACATGTGAGCTATGTCGGAGACTAGGGTGGATCGGCAAAATCCTAACCTAGAATTGCGGGCGGTAGTGCCGCCCACTTCATCTACGTTAAAGGCCATCGGACGGCTTTTCCAACTATTATTTTACTTTTACGCTTCTCGCCGTTATTTTCTTTCCCCATGAAGCTTAATAAACATGGTCAATTCCTAGGCAATACCATTCGTAACGATGAGCGTTATACCGTAAAGGATAGCGATTATCTGAAGCACTTAACCGTTTCGGAAACCTATCTGAACGCAAACTGGTCTACGAAAGGTCATAGTCACCCCGGGAAAGAAGAAGTTTATTTCTTCACCTTTGGTCGAGGAGCCATGCTCTTAGGGGATGAACTCTTCCCTGTAGAAAAAGGCGATATCATAGCCGTAGCCGACGGGCTCTTTCATAAAGTCGTAGCTTCCGAGACGGGCCTAAGATTTATCGCTGTCTTTGAAAAGTACGAAGGGCGCTAACCGCCCTTGTAACCTAAGATCTCCCTAGGATCCCGATGCTTGGCACCCACCAGAACTATCGTCTCGTCAGTAATCACCGTAAACTGATACCCGCGGAACATTTTCTTAGCCACGCTTAGAAATTCATTCGGCGTATAGGTCCTTAAATGCCCGAGCTGTCTTGACTGCCAATTCAGCTCTCCACCGTTAATGGTATAGAGCGGCGTGCTCAAGAAAACAAAATCGGCCTCGCGCCCGAATTTCGTATAGTTCTGATAAATCTCGAACTCGTTCGATAAATGCTCAATTACTTCGAAGGCGATAAACACATTAGATGCGTATTTTTGAATCTCTGCTGTGTGCCTGTAATTAGGGCAATCTAGGCCCCGATACTCGTAACTAAAATCAAGTCCTAAGTAATTCAAACCAAAAGGTAGAAACCCGGATCCAGGAGCAAACTCCATCAGGTGGGGCCTATGGCCTCTCACATTCATCCATTTGACCGCCTGTGCGACGATCTGAGCCCTCCCGGGCCACAGGTCCATAACTTCCCTAGGGTCGAGCTTTAAATCGTCGTATTCGCCCTTATAGAGCGCCGTCGTGTGAAGGTTCGCATGAAGCTGAGCCCAAATCTCTTTGGCGCGGAGCGGCACATGATCTCGGTAGTAACCCGGCATGTTATCGAGCATCCAAAAAGCGCGCTCGACTTCGTCCGCGTTAATCATCATTTCGACCGCATCCAGGTAAACGTCTACATCAAACGCAACCGGTTTCCCTTGGCTCATTTATTCACCTTCCATTTAGCGTGAAGCTCTTTTAAACACCTCTGACAACGCCATTTCATGTTCGTGTAGTAGGCAAGGTAAGGCTTTCCTGTCATCAGGTCTTTTGAGATTTTTAAATTCTCAGCGTCAAGGACGGGCTCATGAACCAAACATCTACCATCGATCTTAAGCTGTGGTTTCATATCTCTTTACCATCTTAGGGTAGCGCCATGTGCCTTTCCAGATTTCAATAGGAGCGATTCTTAACTTTCTAAAGAGCTTAAGTTTGATTTTAAAATCAGAAGTCTCGATCCCCTTCGCCTCGGCATAAACAGTCTGCCCTTTTTCTTCGAAAGAAAAATCAATCTTCCAGTTAACAATCAAATCCTTTGGCCCATCCAGTAGCCTTACGACTACCTGTCGCCTAATGTTCGAGATTTCGCCCAGTCGCTCTCTGTCTAAAAGATTTTTATAAACCGCGGCCTCGAGCTTGGAAGGAAATCCGTCTGCCGTACGCCTTGCGCCGAATTTGTTTCTAGATCGCCGGTAATACAAAATCCCCCCCAAATATGTCGGGTCGGCGTTGGCGCGTCGGGTAATCGTCATCCCCGGCGCCATCCCGCCGCCGTCACAAAAACAAAAACCCGATCTAAAGGCCAACAACAGTAATCGCTAAAAAACCGTCCTATAGGGGTACCTAAAACAACCTACATTAAGGCCTCTAGACCGGATAAAATTTCAAGCACAAACAGAGCGGACATAAAGCGAAACATTCCCGCCATAGGCGACCTTAGCCCTAGCCTTTATCCGCTCGATCTCTTCAGGGCTTAAATAAATACAGATTCGGCTTTTACTTTTTCGCTTACGCATATCGTTATGTCCCATTATGTCTTTACCCATGAGGCGACTTATAGTCTATAAGTTTTGACCATGCAAAAACAAATCGAATGGCTCCTTAGCGATGAGGCGACGCGTTTACTTGAGAAAATGAAGGCGGAGTGGGAGGCCGAAAATCGCGAGGACGAAGAAAAGGAACTTTACGAAGCGGTCGGGCGTGATTTTCACGTATGCCCATCTGAGGACGAGAATGCGGAAAATAACGAATAAAAAAATAACGAATAAGTTTAATCTACCAAAGCCAGTGCTCGACGTTCTTTTAGAGGACGATTACGACCGCGGGGAGTGTGACTATACGGTCACCGAACTCTTATCACCGCCACAGCAAAGGCTTTTAAGAAAGAAGTTTCAGGACCAGATCATAGAGGACGCATCCGACCTAATCTATAGGTTCGAGGGAAAGATCCTTCATGCCTACCTTCAAAAAGCGAATCGAGAAGGTTTGGTAGAGAAAAGGTTTTACGCCGAGATCGCAGGCCGAGTGATATCGGCTCAGATAGACCATCTGGCCTGGGACGATGAGGCCCCACATACTCTATCGGACTATAAGAGATGCCCAGCCTTTAAACTGAACAAAGTCGAGCCCGACTGGGAGTTTCAGCTCAACGTTCAGGCCTATCTTTTAAGGGAAAACGGCTTAAAGGTTGATGCGCTTCAGATCTGTGCGTTTGGGAAGGATCACTCGAAAGTCGAGGCTTGGGCCAAGCCTAGCTACCCACAGGCACCGGTTGCGAAAATCCCGATTCCCTTCTGGGAGCCCCAAAGAGTAGTCGATGCGGTCACTTTAAGAATTCAGGAGCATGAGAAAAGACCTGTGCCTGAATGTACAGATGACGAACGGTTTAAAAGGCACAACCGCACGATGGGCGGCATTTATCCGCTCAAGTGCATGTTCTACTGCGATGTAGCAAGTTTTTGTCCACAATATAAAAAGGAGCAAGCAAATGGATCTGAAGGTACCAAAGGATCGGCCTAGCCGAGGGAACATTCCATTTTTAAAGTTAAAGGATGGAGAATCAGTTAAGGGCGTATTCAAAGGCGAGCCGCGCTACTTCTATCAGAAGTGGGGCGAGGGCGAAGTCCCTGAAGGGACCCCGGGTGCGGCATGGCGTTTTGAGCTAAATTTCGTAACCAAAGACGGCGCGTCTTATGTCGCAAAAGTGTTTTCACAAGGCACCAGAGTTATGAAGCGTCTTGAATTCCTCAATAAGAAAAAGCCGCTCGAAAGACTAGTCGTGGAAATTACGAGAAGCGGATCGACCAAAGACGACACAGAGTATTTTATCGAGATAGCCGACACTCAGCCGAACGAAGCCGGATGGCGAGTTATTGATGCGGTTAAGCTGGTCGATCTGGGCGGCAGTAAAGAAGAAAGTGAACCTCAGTTTGAGGATTCACCTATGCCGGACTATGGCGACGAGCCTCCATTCTAAAAGATCAATAACCCTCTAACAGATAAAGGAGCTGTTTCATGGGATTTAAACATATGGACGATAAAGAGAAGGCCGAAATCGTGCGCCTAAGGGACGAAGGCCTTACCTTTAAAGAAATTGCAAAAAAGCTAGGGCGAAGTGCGCACGGAATCTCTGTGGCTTACAAGAGAGAGACAGAGGCGAAAAGCAAAACGAAACATGTGAGAGGAAAAAAGCATCAAAGTATCGAGATACCGCTTAATACGAAGCCTAAAAGTGTCGCGATAATCATCGTCGAGCCGTCTCAGGTAAAAGAAGTCATGGAGTCGTTATGGAGATAGCTCGAGTTTTTTTAAACGTTCCCATGAGCTATAGCTTTAATGGACTTGGCCAAATCCTAAGGGATTCGAAAATCAACCCGGACACGATGGATCGAGAAAAATTCATCGTGTTTATCAACTCGAGCATGACCTCTTTTAAGGTAATGATAGGGCCTCACCACATCCTCTATCATTCGAATGGTCGAAAGCGTTTCCCTTTAGAAGCAATTCAGCATTTCCCGGAGTTTTTTGATGGCAGAAAAATCGACTTTTCAGCAGCAGCAGCCAAGGTTGTCAGAGATAAATTCAAATAATCAAAAGGGGGGAGATTTTGGGAGCAAAAGGAACGGAGTCGAGGCTGACTCGTTTTGCAGCAAGCGAGATCAAGCAGGCCAGGAAACTCTCTGGCCTCAGAGCCTTACAAAAAACAGAGCGCGATTGCCTAAGGTGCGCGACTAAGTTCTTATCAGATGGGCCTCATATGAGGCTCTGTAAACAATGCCGACAAAGAATCGGGGGATAAAATGCGTCTACTAATCATTTTATGTTTATGGCTTACGAGCTGTGCGACGACGGAAACGCCTAAGGCCGTAGAAGGACCTGGGCCTGAAACTAAGAATTACGTGGTCTGGAATAAGAAGCAGTTTTTAAAGCCAGAAGGCCTAGTCACGATGAAGCGCTCGACTATTTATGCCTTGGCTAAAATCTTTGGCGAAGAGAATATGAAGCCGCTTGATCTGATTAACGGCTTTACGGTAAAGAACGCGAAAGCCCCTTTAACGATTTCGAGCGATGAGTGGGAAGTTACCGAAGAGGTGACCTACCATACTTTCGAGACGCTCTATAGGATTACGCCGGTAGAAAGTCAGCCTACGCCCACATGTCCTCAATGCCCAGTTTGCCCTGGACCTAATCCTAACCCAACGCCTCAACCTACACCGGTAGAGACGGCAAAGAGTTGGGGTATTACGCGCGTGAGAGCGCTTGAGGCTAAGCGGTTAGTGGACACGTCGAATGTAAAGGTCTGCGTGATTGACACAGGTATAGATTTAAACCACCCGAACAACGGGCAAATCATAGGGAGTATTGGTTATGCGGGAGCAGTTCAAGACAAGCAAGGTCACGGGACTCATGTGGCTGGAACTATCGCAGGCACGGGAGGCGTTGGAGTTAGCCGAGCGAAACTTCTCGTCTGCAAAGGACTGTCTGACTCGGGCTCAGGATCTAGCAGCCAGCTTGCACAATGCCTTACTTGGTGCGGAAGCCAAGGGGCGCAAATCGTCTCGAACTCGTGGGGTTCAACGCAAAGTGACCCGCTCATCAACCAAGCGATCCAATCGCTAACACAGAAAGGTATTTATGTCTTTGTCGCAAATGGTAACGACGGCGGCCCTGTTAATTGGCCTGCTAAACTTGCTGGGTCTAATCCTCTTATTTATGCGATTGCGGCAAGCGACCAAGCTGACCGCATCACTTCGTTCTCAAGCCGTGGACCTGAAACGCGCTTCATCTCTCCTGGAGCAGGTATTGTTTCCAACTGGCCAGGCGGAGGGACTCGAAGTCTTGACGGCACGTCTATGGCAACCCCGCATGCAGCGGCGATTTGCGCGTTCGGAGTCGCCAAAGGAATAAAGCCCTGCATAAAAACGAGCGGCACGGTTGGCGGTTACCCGATGGCGGACGCGATGGCGACGGTGCAATGAAATGAAATAGGCTTAGTCCCTCTTGCGGTTTGCAGCGTGGACAATCGCGCGTCGGCATTGAATGAAAGGCGTCACCTTCGGGACACGCGAGTGAGCCCGGCTAAAGCTGACCTATGATGATCCGGCAGGCGTTTACCGAAGCGCCCGGCCAAGCCGCTTGAGGGGCTTTTTAAATTTACACGCTAGGCGGGTGAGATTCCTGTTTAGAGCCCGAGGCTAGGCCGCCGTATGGCAAGCCGATGCGCAACGGGTGTGTTTTTAAATTTTGAACCGCTGCCGTTTGGCTAGTGTAGTGGGAACACGCCCGTAACGGGAGTCGCCGGTTCGAGCCCGGCCCAAGCGGCGGCGGTTTTTACTAAGGAGTGAAAATGTTTTTTAAAGGAAAAGCACAATTACTAGAGGAGTTGGCAATAGCGAAGGGGACCATAGTTGGCCTAGAACACAAACTTGCAGCAGAGAAAACTAGAAATGATTGCCTCCTTGAGCGTGGCTCGAGATATTACAATCACGCTCAAGACGCCCAGGTCAGGATGGATAAGGCCTATGGCGAGCTTCATCGAGTTTTTGAAAGCCTGCTGAAATTAATCCACAGCCCGGATGACCTTAAAACTTTTAAAGAAGCGATTGAATCGCTAAGGAAAAAATGAGCAAGCCCAAATACCCGTTGCGCCCGGCGGCGGCGGTTTTTACTAAGGAGATAGATATGAGCGGAAACAAATGGAACATTGGCGACACGTACCGGGCAAGAACCGGCGAAATTCTAGAGGTTGCCGAGTTCGATAGAAAAGAGTTTTGTTTTAGGGTCAGGCACCCAATAACTCTTGAGTATTCAGAGGAGGCTCTTTACGGACCACTCGAAAACCTAGAGCGGTGGGCGGAAGAAGTGGGCCTTCAAAAGATTGAGCCAAAATGATAAAACTCAAATACCCGCTGATTGAGAGTTTAGGGCTTAGGATAAAAACAAAGTACAGCAAAGGGCCCGGTGAGCTTGCATTCGAGGAGGTCGTTTCCGCCGACGACCTAGAGTGCATGCTGGAAAAGGGAGTGAAGGTTTACATGGACAAGAAGGCCGACCAGCGGTGGCGGCCGATTGAAACGCACGAAAGTACCCACAGCGGCCTTCTGATTAACATCCAGCCAATTCAGCCGCTCACACTTGAAGAAAAGCTTAGCGCAATTTTAAAAGATCATTCAAAGTCCGTATCGCAGGCCTTAGAGGAAATTCGCAAATTACTGGAGTCCAAATGAGCGATAAAAAGCCAATGACCGTTGGAGAGCTGAAGAGGTTTTTAGAAAACAAGCACGATGCATGGCCGGTGTTTCTTATGCACGAGATAGAGCTTGATCGCGGTCCAATTCAATTCGAAGTGCCATTGCTGGACCATGCATTAGTGAGGGGGTCAAGAGGCCGCGTGATCTTGATCGGGCCAGAGGAGTCCAAATGAGCAACGGCAAGCCAAAACGCTATTTGTTTCACCACAACGACCGCTTACCAGGTGACGCCCATTATATTGACCAAGACTGGTATATAAAAGCCATTGAGTACACAGCTCTCCTAGAGCAGGCCGAGAAGTTGGCCGGAGTCTTGGAACTTTTGGAAGTATATGAGCCTGTGGCTGATTTTAAGAAGTTCAAAAGGGAGATTGGCCGTGAATGATCTTAAAGACTGGCTCACCGAAGTAAAAGAGCGGGCGGATATGGCGACTGAGGGTCCGCTTGAAGTTGTACGCTTCGACAATGATGATGGGTCAATTAGCTATCAGTTGGAAACTTGTATAACGCCAAAGAACCACAATATTTTGGCATGGTACACAGACAGAGAAAATCCAAAAGCTAAATCTGACTGCATATTCGCAGCACACGCCAGAACCGACCTGCCGACCGCGATTAAGGTGATAGAGAAGCTGATTGAGCAGCGGGACGAATATACAAAATGGCCAGACAAATTTAGCAAACAGATTGGGCTGGACCTAATGAACGCCGAACTCATGGCCATCGTGAGGGGTGAGAAGTGATAAGAGCAACGAACGAGAGTGAGTATTAAAATGAAACGAAAAGCGTCAAATAAAAAAGTAGAATTGGAAATCTATCGCGTACATAATTCACTCGGCCTCACTATAAGCCGAGTAAATGCTGAAGGAAATGGCGATGGGTTTCGAATCTTTGGCCCAAAACTCTACGGTCAAGGATCTCCACTAAAAACTGTTGTTCTCGACTTAAATGACCTTGAGCGCTTAAGCGATGAGATTAAACAAAGCATTAAGTTTTTGAAATAAAAAAAGTCGCGATAACTACTGTTAACGAGAGGTGACCTATGACCAAAGCAGAAATCCTGAAGCTTGCGGAGTCGAACGAAGCACACTCATTCCAGCATCCGTGTGCAGAGACATGCAGCGGGCGGACACAAGGCATAGGCGCGGGTAAGGCACAAGAAAACGCCCGCCTGCTCCCACTCATCGAAGCGCTTGCGGACGTGGCGGAGGCGGCGGACAACCAAATAGAGCAAAATATATTTTTACGTGCGGCGCTCGCCAAACTTAAGGAGTTAAGAAAATGAATAATGACGAACTTAGCCTTAAGACAAAAAGACGAATTAGGAGATTATCCAGGTGGACTGTATATATATTTTTTGTCGCTCTTGATTCTCTATCTACTATTTTACTTTGGGAATATTTCTGGCGAGATTGGTGGTTTAAATGAGCAAATATAAGAACCTCCCCAAGCCCGTGCTCGAAGCTGCTATAAAAGCTGGTCACGAAATTTTAGCGGCCCACGCTTTAGGCAAACCCTATTGCCAAGACTTTTGGATGGCTGGCGTCGAATGGCTCCACAACCACTATCTCAACGCCGCGCCGGAGCTTGATAAAAAAGCTTTTAGATTGTGGGAAAAAGAAGAATATTTGCCAATGGCTGGAGCTTACACTGACGGCGGAGAAGATTCGGCCAAATGGCAACACGACCAACTCTCTAGCCAGATTGCGGCGCTGAAGGCGGAAAACGAGCGGTGGATGGATGCGTTTCATGAGGTTGATAAAGAGCGCGACGAGTGGCGCCGCAGGTGCGAAGCCACTTTGCGCGAAGCGGACATTCAAAGAAACATAGGTAAAGAACTCACCGCCGCCCGCACGATAATCGAAAAACTCGCGGGGGCTTTGAAGGAAATAAAGTCAGAAATTGAACATGGAAAAACCAAGCACTGTATTGGCTGCTGTAACGGCAACGACATCCCCGATGAAGAATTATGCCGAGCCTGTTGGCGTATCTGGGTCAAGGGGGAGTGCTATTTCCTTTGGGATTGGAAGACCACAGAAAAACGATTAGAGGTATTGTCCGCGTACAAAGCATGGAAGGGGGAAGGATGATCCAGTCAAACGAAGAGCTAAATCATCCATGCCGTGATACGTGCAGCGGTTGGCAACAAGGTTACGACAAGGGCGTTGCGTCCGCCCGCGAGGAGATTGAGCGGTTAAAATTAGACCCGTATCCGCTCGCCAAAAAATTAGTTAAATCAGAAAAGGAACTCCAGCTCGAACGCGAAATCTCAGCCGTGTATAGGGAGGCGCTGGAATTTTATGCTGAGGGACACAATCTTGATATCGACGGCATTACTCAAATTTCTTGGCCATCAAGTCCTTCGCACAGGAACTGGAGAATCGGTCCACCTTATATAACTAGCGCAGAGATGGGCCAGACCGCTCGCGAAGCACTTTTGAAGGCCGAGGAGATGAGGGATAAGAAGTGAAAGATTTATTTAAACCAGAGGATTTCAAAAACAAGGACGGCGAGTATGCCTCAGCCGAAGCCGCAGCGCTAATCGCTAACAGAAAACTAAAACTCTTTTTAGACGGTAAGATAGACCCAGAAGAAGACGACGAAAAGCTCCCCGAATCGGCTATCGAATTCTTAATAAAAGAAGGTTAAAGGCACCGAGCGTTAATGGTCTAGTTGACGAAGTGCTTAGACGTATAGAATGCTTCTCCGTTAGGGGAGCATCCTTTGTTAAATACCGAAAACTTTTACGTCGTTACGGCTATTTCTAACCCTATTAGATACCGAAGGCGCTACCGGCTTTTCGAGAAGTTTCGGGAGATGTGCCATGCCGGTAAGGTAAAGCTAATAACAGTCGAGATGGCCTTTGGTGATCGCGATTTTAACGTTACCTCAAGAGATAACCCGCTCGATATCCAGCTAAGGTCTATCGACGAACTTTGGCATAAAGAGAACATGCTGAACATCGGCATTCAGCACTTGATGAGGCTAGACCCTAAGGCTAAGAAAGTCGCATGGGTTGACGCCGATGTTTTCCCGAGCCAGCCCCCCGAGCGTTGGTTTTATGAAACGGCTCAAGCCTTGGAGCATTATGAATTCGTTCAGATGTGGGAAAAGTCTCAAGACCTCGACTTCCAGTACAACCCAATCGGGAAGCAGCAGATCAGTTTCATGGCGGCATATGTTCAAAGTGGTTATCGACAGCCTACAAAAACTGGTTTTTGGGATCTTGGTGGGTATTCTCGCCACGGCCATCCTGGTTATGCTTGGGCAGCAAACATAGACGCTCTAAATCGCGTAGGCGGCCTTTTTGATGTGGGTATCCTAGGATCAGGTGACCGTAACATGTCTACCGCTCTAATCGGCTCCTACGAAGCATCAATGCCCGATGAGTGTACGGGCGGTTACAGGCAGTCCTTAGCTTTATGGCAAGAGAAGGCTGAGCGCTGGATCAAGAGAGACGTGGGCTACGTGCCGGGCGCGATTACCCATTACTGGCACGGTAACAAGCGGAACCGTTTTTATCAGGACCGCTGGAAAATTCTTATTCAAAATCAGTACGATCCGGCGACAGACTTAAAGAAAGACGCTCAAGGCCTTTATCAGCTAGAGACCTGGAGTGATCGCCAGATTATGTTGCGCGATGAGATTAGGACGTATTTCCGGAGCCGGTTAGAGGATTCAATTTTATAAAGGAGCCCCTTATGACAAAAGAAGAACTAGAGAAAATAATCGAAACGGACCTATTTCAGATGCGTGGGTTTGCGACCCGCTATATCGACTACGGTAAACGATTCGTCGCTAAAGAAATCTTAGACGAAATCGATGTAATCGACGCCGAGACGAAGGCGCTTCAGCTTCAGGTCGAGCAGACTGAAAAGGCTGAATTTGAAAGGCTAAAGGCGGCTCATCCCGATCAAGCCGACCTAGTTAAGGCTTTCGGCGAGCTTTTAAAAAATATCGATCAGTCTCATACAAATATCATGAACACCTATAAGCGCTCGAAAATGGCCGAGCTAAAGAAGAAGCACCTTGGCGAAGACTAAGTGGGAATACACGATTTTAGAGTTCGGGATTTTGGAAGTTCGCCTAAAAGAAGAAATCCTAAATAAGCTTGGGGTCGAGCGCTGGGAACTCGTAAGCTCTACGACGTATATAGGTTCAGGCGGCGGGATCTTTTCGACTTACGTTTTAAAAAGAGAGCTTTAAAAAGGCTTTAGGAAGCCGATTAGCTCTAGGCTTCCGATATCGCCCATAGGGCGCCTTGTCTTATAGACGCCGTCGCCTTCTCTGATCGCCTCGGCGTTTTCATCTATACCGCTACCCGTATTCCCCTCGACCGCTACGAAACTCTTCTGCGTAGCCGATAGTAAAATGCCGGTATGGCCAGAGTCGGATCCCTCTCGTCGCCAGATAATGACGGCGCCTGGTGCCGGAAAGAACTTAACTCGATTTGCTTTCGGAGTTTCGCGCCAGCACGTCATACAGTGCTCGGTCGCAAAGACAGGCGAAACCTTTCCCGTTTTCTCCTCAGCGTAAGCAATCATGCTCTGCACAAACGCCATGCACCATGGGATAGAGTCGGCAGGGCCTATGGTGTCTGAAAACATCAAGACCATTTTCCCTTTATTGTTCGGTACTTCCTTGATGCCGACACAGGCGAGCGCCGCGTATTGCATCAGCGCCCGCGCGTCTTTCTTCTTAATCGCCTCTTGAGCCGCGCCGAAGTTAGCCAATTTCTGATCTAAGAACTGCTCTAGCTCAAAAGGGATTTTTCTCATTTCTTCTTTTCCTTTAACTGACACGCCTCATCGCAGATCGCTTGACGGTGCTTTTCGGCTACAAGCTTAGCCTCTTGAGCCCCATTAAGGCGCCACACCTGAATGATAGCGCCTATGATCTGAATGATTTTGATTAGAATATCGAGCCAGTTCAAGGCTTAGACCTTTACGAAGAGGCCTACGATTTCCATAGCCTTAGCAATAACCTGCTCGGCTTCCTGAGCGTCCAGATCCTTCATCTCATGCGGGACCTGCTCGACCCCAGCAATGCCGGCGTTAAGCACAGACATAGCGCGAACAAGGTCAAAGACAGCGCCGATATCACCAGTTGTAATTTTCCCATCTGCCATAACTTTTTTGAAAATGACCAAGATCACGCGAGCTGCTTCTAATGCCTCAAGAGTTTCCTTTACCCCTTTACCCATGACTATCCCCCTAATTTAGGTGTTTATGACGCGAGTAACCCGCGTCTCGGTTTTTGATTCTCTAAAATGATCTTTAAATCGACGAGTAACTGCAAATGATTTAAGCGATCCCGACCAAATCCTCGCTCAAAGTTCCGGCGATACTTTTCGATCTTATCACGAAGCGTTAGGAGATCGAGTCGAGTTAGATAGAGCTTAAGAATTTTCTCGATCTCTTTTCGCTTTAAGTCTTTCCTAGCCTTATCGATAAATTTTTGTTGATCGAAAAACTCCTCAATAGCGCACGGTAGCTTGTCGAACGACGATTCTAAGTCGTCGCCTAGGCTTTCTAGAAAAGTAGTCCAGGACTTATTAACGGTTTCGTTCATTTCGACCTAACGAACTTCTTGAGCTTTTCTTCATCCTCTTCGCTCAAATTAATCAATCCGCGTCTAGCAGCATTGTCAAGCAAGCCGGTTTTCCCAAACTGATTAAGAAGCAACCCAGTTCGAGTTCTTCCGCCAGTGGTGTTAAAAGCCTTCATGGCATTTTTACTGCCAATAGCCGTAGCTGTACCTATAGCAGCTCCAGGCCAGCCCCCAAACATTCCACCAATACTTCCACCAAGTCCTCCAAACATGACATCGACTTGAGTCCCACTATTCGGAGTTACAGCTTTTTTTATCTCGCGGTTTATGGGTTTTCTGGCCGTGAGAATGGTTCCTACTTTTTCGTTAATTTTGTTTATCTCACGTCCCATGCCGGGCGCGACATCGTCGGCCGCCTTTTCTATAGCTAGCTTGAAGTCCTTGGCCAGAGCCTTCTCAAAGTTCTTCGCAACGCCCTTTACTTTCCCATCGGGCCCAAAAGCGGTAGCAGGTAGGGAATCGTAAAGAGCGGTCTTCCAATCAGACGCCGACTGAACATCGACGAAACCTTCCGACTTGTAGCGATTGAGGTAGTCGGTTAGCTTTTCAGCCAAATCCCTCGTGCCTGGATTGGCTCTAACTTTTGCAATTTCCTTTTCGGCATTCTTTACTACGTCGCTCATATCGACAAGAGCGCCAGCATCATTGGCAGCCTGATAAAGCTTAGCCCGCTGACTCATTAGCTTTTCTTTGGCCTTGTCTGCTACGCCGGAAAGTTTTTTCATCGACCCAGCTGTGCGTTCGTCCCAAAGAATGTCTGAAAGAGCGCCCTTCCCTTTTTCGACGAGATCTTTATCGACGTTTTTTAATCCAGATTTAAAGACTTTCTCGCCAGCCTTTTCGGTTGCCGCACTAATGGGGTTCAATATAGTTGCAATAGCCTTACCGCCCTTACCAAGCTTAGAAAGGCTTTGCGTTATTGGGCCAGTAGGATCGGTTACGATATCGCCAGCAAATCCCACAATATCGCGTCCCGTTGTTTTTCCCTTCAGCCAAGGATTCAGATCGACTTCAAATCCTTTTCCTACCCCGCGTCGCTCAAGAAATTGCTCCGTTGTGGGCGCTTGGCCCTGGATTACAGCTTTTTTAAAATCATCTATGCCAACCTCAGGCCTATGCTTTGGGTCTTTGGTCATCATATAAAGATCATATGCGCCTTGTGCGGAAGTGCGCCCGATTCCTCCTAAATAATCAAGGACTCGAAATCCATAGTCAGCGCCTTTAGATAAAAGCCCCCTGTTATCTGTAGGAGAGCCCCTTAAAGCCGCAATCATTTCTTCACGTGAAGGCTTTTTCTTTGGCGCCTCCTCGCGTAGTGCGGCAATCATTTCCTCTCGAGTCGGCATTTATTTGCCTTTCATTTTGGCGTTATACAGACGCTCTAGCTCTTCATCAGATAAAGACTCTAAGTCGTCCTTAGGCTTCGCTGTTTTCGGCAAAAGCCCAGACGGTTTCTTTACAAGCCCTGGTTTCTTAGCCAAAAGCCCTTGCTGAGGATCTTGAACTTCGCTCGCAGGAACCTGTACGACCTTCTGCTCGCCGGTCTGAGGATCCGTTACAAAGATCGGTAAGACGACTTCGCCGCGTTCAACTCCATATCGGTCAGCAAGACCGCCAAACTGCTCGTCGAATTTTTTTTGACTTTCGAGTTGAGCCTGAAAAAGACGCCCTGCCTGATTAACGAACTGACTTCTTTGGCCTGGGCTTAACCGTTCTCCGGTGAGCGCCCGGTTGTAAGCGTTTCGTATTTGATCCGGAATCCCCGCTGCGTTTTGAGCAGTTGCAAACTCGCCCTCTCGAACCGTAGAACCGGGGTCATTTATGCGCATAAAATTATACACAAGAGAGATATCGCCTGCGGCATTAGGCGCAGCATTCCTGATCTTGTCGTAAGACTCTTTAACTGTCTGAGAATTCTTCGTGGTCTGGTTACCCATCCACTCTTTACGAAGCCCTTCGGCGCGCCGAAACTTCTCTTCGTCAGCTTTTTTTTGTTTATCCGCCTGCTCAACCCTGAGCTTAGCTTCGGTTTCCATTTTCTTTAATCGACGCTCTTCTCGCCGATCAATCATGTCCTCGGCTTGCATTAGGCCCTTAGCAAAACCCTCGACCGCCCCGCCTAGGCCCGCAATACCGCTATAGTCGTCACCGATAAGTCCCGCCATTTACATACTCCCCGCAGCGCCGCCAATACCGGAGCCAAGCTGATATCCGGCCATAGCTCCCGCGCCGCCGCCCACAAAGCCACCGGCCACGGCTCCAGTAATGCCTAAGACAGTCCCTAAGACTTGGCCCCGCGCCGCTTTTTTAGCCTGAGCCTTCTTCTGCCTTAGGATCTCTTTTTGGAGGTTCATTTGATGTTCTTGGCTCGCCATGTCGGCGGTTACCTGTAGTTTCTTAAGGTAATCGTCCTGGCCCGCACTCCTCATGGTCTGAGCTAAACGCCTTTCGCCTTGAGAGTATCGGCCCATGTATTTATTCCGAATCGCCGAGCTTAAGGCCTGATCGCCATAATTCAGCGACTGGTTCATGGTGTCTGGAGTGTTCAGGAGCCCTCGGCCAGCGGCCATCCCGCCCTCGGTATACCTTTGAGCGGTTGACGCGGCGCTATCGCCCTGCACGTCCTTTATTAAGCCTTCTACTGAGTGAGTCGTGTTCATATTTTTAATCCAGTGGTCTTATTCTAGGTTGATTACCGTAGGAATTCATCCCCGAGGAGTAACCGCCCGTTGACGGTGTGCTAGGCTCACGGCTAAAGGCTCCGCCGGCCCACATTCCAGCGCCATATCCTACGCCCTGACCTAACTGCTGAAACGCCTGAGCCCTTGCGACGTTATTCCGCTGCGTCATCTCGAACGCTTGATTTGCGGCCTCGAGCTGCTGCGCTTGCGTCTGGAGCCCGAGGCTTGCGAGTGCTTGTTTCCTTTGATCGAGAAGGTTTTGATAATCTCTCGTCGCCCCAGCCATGCCAGAGGCGAGGGACGACGCCACGCCGCCTTTGACTGACTGCTCGCCCCCTTCCCTAAGGCCCGAATAAAGGAGGCCACGCTTGTTAAAATTCTTTCGAGTATTCGATAAGCCTGATTCAAGTGCACGGTTAGCCTCCCCTTTTAAAAGGTCAGTCTCTTCTTGAAATTGCCCCGGCATCGACTCAATGCCTTGAATCAATCCTCGTCGCTGTGTGTCTCTGGCCTCAAGGTTCGCCAAGGCAGAACGTGCGGTATCCGGGCGGCCTGCGCCAGCGATCCCGCGAACCCAGTCCTTAAACCTGTTATCCCCACCTAAATAGCTTCTTAAAGTATCCTTAGCCCATGCGTCTTTATCGTCGTAAAGGCCGCTCGACCTTACGCTATCTACCTGACTCTGAAATGGGTTTGCCATAATCGCCCCTTAGTATATCAAAATTCTAGCCGTACCTGTGGCTGATGCACGTAAATAAAGCAGCTGTGAAGTCGAAGGAGTCGCACCATCATAAATGCTCATGGCAGCGGTCGTCCCGTAAACGATGTAACCTATCGGAACTCGACCTAAGCCGTGAATGACCGCCGTATCCGTATTCGCGGCCGAGAAAATAACCGACGACGTTTTCGCGTTAAAGTTCGTCTGAAAATCTAGGTTTCCGTTGATCGTGCCTATAATAGCGTCAAGCGCAATCGCTGTGTATCTCGGCAAATCCTCAGGCGAGACCCTATCGATGTCGGAGCTAATCGTGACCTTAGACATTTCGGATAAATCTCCTAGCCCAAGTGTAGCCGTTGATTAAAAGCGGTAAGCTCGCCGACGTGTGAGCAATTTCAAAAGCGCAAGCCTTACCAGGCAAACCAAACTCAGCCCGAGACTGAAATGCATCCTGAAACATCGAAAAGGTCGCCTGAACGGTTGAAGTATTGTAGTTCGAAAAGAGCTTGCCCGTAATCGTACCTGTAAGCCCGGTGACGGTTGCGACGTCTAGGAAAAGTCTACGCCAGATCCAAGTCTCGTTCTGCTGGCCATGCTCCCAAGAGCTATAGGCAAGGCAAGTGATACCGGATCCGTTGTCGCCATAGAAACTTTCCGAAAAATATCTAAGCACGCCCGAATAGTTACCGGTCCAAACGGTAGGCTTAGTCAGCTCGCCTTGAACCATCGCGAAACTTGCAGGATTAAACCCGTCAAAGAAAGTCCAGCCCTTAACCAAGTAATCGTAAACGACGGTTATGTTGTTCGTTGTCGAGCCATCAACCGGGATACCAAACCAGACTTGGTTCCTATAAAGCTGGTGAACAGCGCAGGCTTTTTCACGGGCCGCGGACAGGTTCATGCGCCTAAAAATATCCTCGACAGGAGTCGAGATCACATCCCAGCTCGCGCCGTTATACTCGACGATCCCCTTCTTATCTAGGAAGAGAAGCTTCTCCTGATACTCAATAATGGTCTTGTCCGAAATACAGCCGTATTCTGTAGAAAGCTCGATTAGCTCGAACTCCTCTGGACTGACGCCTATGATTTTATGAAACGAGTTCTCTTTAAAAACTATCGTCTGGTTATTATAGGTCTTGTGGCCTCGAATAACGTCGCCGTCGTTAGTTCGAACCTCGATATTGTACTCCGGCTCTATAGTTTCAGGCAGTCCGACCTCAGAAAACCAGACGGTAGAAGCTGCGCCTGAAAAACCAGACATAAACATAACGTTTTGGTTTATGTCTAAGAACTTCGGCGTGTTGGTATTAAACCAGCAGAAATTCATACCTGTAAACGCCGCCCCACCACTGGCTATCCCAGTATAAGTGTTGAAGTTTGGCAAAAACGTAAAAGCGAGAGAAGTTACTCCGCTATTACTTTGTGCAAAGAACGTTCCTGGAGCGATTAAGGTGTATAAATGAAATCTAGAAAGATCGGCATTAGGCTTTAGCGTAACACTTAAAGCGCCTCGCGCGCCCGCGTAGTAAATAGCCCAGCCTAAATTACCAGTAAGAACGAAGCTTGCAGCCTGGCCCGGAATATATTCGCGCTGAGTCGTTGCGGCGCTGATGGTATCAACTGCAATCCATACGGCAATCGCACTTATTCCATATCCATTTAAAACGGTAGCGCCGCCTAAGTTACTCGCAAAATTGTTAGAATTAGAAAAGTACTCGGTCCCGCTAGAAAAATTGCTCCCCACAACTACTGTGTTTTTGGCTGTACTTAGAAAGTCTGCCGGACCGTAGTAGCCATCGGATCGAATATAAGAATACGCGACGTAAATTCCTCTAAGAACCCAGGAACTACCGGATGTTTCAATAAACATCGTAGCGCCGCCGGCAAGGAACCATGATGCTGAGGTGTCGTTGCTGGCCATAAACTGGGTTGGTCCCACCGCGACACAAGGCAGTCCAGCAGGAAGCGCCGTAGAACCAACGCCGCTCCACGATTCGTATTTTTGTCCATTGGCCATCCAAAGACGGTTTACGAACGCCAACATGTCAGCGGGCTGACCGTTATTCCATCCGCTAGATAAAAGCGTGAGGCCTGATCCGGTTCTATAAAACATCGCGGTATCAGAGCCAGTCACAACCCAGCTTGCGCCATCTAACCGCTGAAACTCGAAAACCGAATTAAGAGGACCGGACGTGTTCGCGCTTATCGCCTGAGTCGAACCCGGCCTCTTCGAAAGCGCGTTCGGCACATCAAAATCTAAGTTCCTAAGGTTTAAGAACTGAGCGAGCCCAGTCGTATACTCCGATTGCTTCTGATTGGTTCCGCCCAGCAAATTGTAGCTTGTTACAGCTGTTTTCTGCCCGCCAGACGCCTCAGCCATTTGCATCTCCAGGAATGACGTTTAGGCTAGCGTATTCGCCAAAAACCTCACGCGCCTTTTCATTATAGGCGAGTCCAGCATCATCCTCATTCTCAAAATAGCCCAGATAGTAAATCTTGTCTCGGTGATGCAGCCTTGCAAGATACTTCCCGACGCGTTTGTAAAAATAAACGCCTTTGTGCTTTGAGCTTGTGCCTTTACGCTTAGATTGGTTTTGCGAATTAGCGTAGTTGTCAACTAGACGAAGGTTTTCTATTCGATTATCAGTCCTAATCCGATTTATATGATCTATCTTGCGCCCACTTGGAATAGGGCCATTAAAAAGCTCCCAAATAACTCGGTGGACCAGATATATTTTTCTGCGATATGCAATCCCAAAGTAACCAATTGATCTAATCATGTGCCCGGCTTTTTTGCCGCGGTGGCGCGGAGAAAGCTCAGGCAAGTGCTTCCACTGCAGTTGACCATTGCAATAAATAACTAGATCTTCCCACTTGGGCTTGCTCATCACCAGGCCCATCCGCCAGGAGCCGATCCGCCCTGGGTTACAACAATTCTTCGCGGAGAGTCTACGTTTCTCTGATCCGCGATCTGCTTCATAAGTGTCTGGAAGTCGTTAAGCTTGGTTTCAATCGGAGATAAGGGTCTACCGTCTTTTAAGAGGCAATCCCTAGTCGCTAAGATCGCGATATATTCATGAAACTCTTCAGGCGCATCCGGCTCGTCGGAGTCGCTCGACATGTCGGCGACTAAATATGAATATTCTAGGTGAACCTCGACCGCTCTATCAGGGATCGGCCAGAAAAGAATATTGTTTTTCGCGAACGTCCAGAACTGAGGATCGCCAGTTACGGTTCCGACTAAATCCCTCTGATTCGGCGTCATCGGCATGATTTGATTCGATAGACTTGTCGCAGATGTTCCGACTTCGTACCATTCCAGGCGTAAGACTTGAATGAAATCCGAAGGCACGGCATAGGCTTGCTGAGCCGCTACCGTGTTTGTTTTTACGCATTTGAGATAGAATTCCTTGTTCGCCGAAATCAGTCTCTTTTGAAGCTCTCGTTGAGCCAGGTTAAGCCTTAAGTTTAAGACGCTTTGAGTAAAGTAGGTGCCTGAAGGATCGTCGAGCCAGTCAAGAGCTAGAGTTCTTAGCTGTGAAAGCGTCATTCGCAATCCTCCCAAGTCGTCGTCGGATTATTATAGCACGCGCTCCAGCTAGTAGAAGGCGAGCCGTAGCAATCGGTCCAAGAAGTAACCGGCTGGTCGTAGCAAAAAGTGAACTGCTCGCCCGATAGCCATTCAGTTACCAGAGCGACACCGTTAGGCCTAATTTCGGGCGCCGTCTGGTAACTTAAAAGCCCAAACGTTAGGTCTGCATAAGGGTCATAGCTGACTAAGACTGGGCTTGCGATTCATCCCCCAAATTCATTTCTTTAATGAACCAATCGGCAACCTTTTCCCAAGAGTAATTCTCAGCGGAGAAGTCCATTTTCTGCCATTTCTTATCTAAAATCGCCTCGACTAACGTATTAGCCCAAATCCCGATAGAGCCTTCGTTCGTCACTTCGATGTCGAGCATGTCCACACACTCGCGCTCGATGGCGTCTTTCATCGTATACTTTAGAGCGCCCATGTCTCGAACAATAGGCCAAGCGCCTGCGCACATGGCCTCCATTGCTGTGATGCATGAAGTTTCTATAAAATCCGCTGGATAAAGCCAAACCGCGGCCTCTTTAAAATGCCGCATGAGTTCTTTCTTCTTTACCATGCCGTGGTAAGTGACGAACTCCTTATTATCCTCGATCTTTTTCTCGATTTTGTCGGCCCACTCGGTTAGGCCCATTTTCCGCATATTGCCGGTGCCGTAAAAGCAGTGAAGCTTTATGTCTAGGCCAGATGCCTTTCTAGCTGCGGCTACGATATCAATCGACTGAACTAAACCTCTATCGGGGCTTGAAGAGAAAACCACTTTAAGCGGATCTTTCTCAGCGTCTACTTCAAAGTCGTTCGGATTAATCCCGTTAAATCCTACTACGATTTTATGCTCAGGGACGCCGTTCGTTTCGATCAGGTAATTCTTATGAAACTCCGATAGAGCCACGATCTTATCGAACTGACCTTTATCTGCGCCCGGCATCTGTAAATCATGGCACCATGCGAACGTTTTAGCGTTTGTAAGCTTAGTCGGATGCCTCCAGGCGATGTGCGCCGTAGGCTCGACGTTTCTCACATAACCAGCCAGATCGGCCACGGGCTCGTATTCGACTCCGCTCGGCATGACGGCTCTTGCAACTCTTGGCTGGAAAACCTTAACCCGACGGGAAGTCTTTTTTCTAATCCATCTTGCGACTTCAATTGCAGCCGTCTCAGAGCCGCCCACGCCCTTCGTTTCAAGTGTGTGCTCATCCCAATCCCCGGGCATCCCTGGCTGAACCGTAATGATTACGTCGCTGACTTTTGGTAAATCAGTTCGAAGCGTATCGAGATCCTTCATCTGAGCAAGCTTTACCTCGAGTTCAGTTACGCTAGGGCTCTTCATCTCGTGAAGAACGTCTAAGTCCTGCTGAGCCTGAAGCCAATCTCCCGTCTGAATCGAAAGCTCCGCAATGCGACGATGCGGATACTCCCCGTATGCGTCTTGATGTACGACTACGGTCCCGCCAAAATCGTTCGGCGTACAGATGGCCGCACACTTATAGGCATGAAACGCCTTTGGAATATCCCCGGTTACCGCATAAGCGTCGCCGAGTAGACACCAGTACTCGGCCCTGTTCGGCACGAGTTTCACACCGTTATAGAGTAAATCGAAAAGCTGAGGCCAGGCTTTCGCCGCAAACGCACTCTGCCCCGCATATTGAATCGTTAAAATCCTGTCGTGAATATCAAGCTTCTCGGATTTCGCAGCCTCAAGTAGAGGCTTTCCAGCTTTTTCTGCAAAGCCGTTCTCGAAGAGTTCTTTCCCGTAGTAGAACTTCATCCGAGGGTGCATCTCGTCGAGATTCAGACTCTCGATGATTTTTATGTTTCGCATGTGGTCTTGCTTGCGGTCCTCATCGGTTCTTCGATGATTAACCCACCACGTCGTAGCTCTTTGCCCCCAGAACTTCTTATCCTCTTTCTGGATTAAGCCCTCGTGAACCGGATACTCCCAGTGAAAGCCGTGGTTACGTTTAATCACGCGCTCTCTAATGAACTGGCAGACAGGCTTACCGTATGCATCGAATGCATAATTATACAGCGCGACCCAGAAGTGGGCCGAATGCATGACATTATCGCGCCACTTCTTAAAGGCTTCGGCGTCGGATAAAGAGTCATCAAGATCGAGCCAGGCTATGTAGTCCTTAGTCGCCTTTGAGAAAGCGAACTCCCTAGCCTTTGCAAAGTCATTTACCCAGTCGAAGTGATAGACTTTTATTTCCGGCAAATCCCAGATGGTCGAGCCCATCTCTCTTTGCCGGTTTACGTTTTCAACGAACTCCAGCGTGTTATCAGTCGAGCCGGTATCGACGAGGATAATCTCATCAAAGCAACCGTTTACGCTCTTTAGGAATGGCCCGATATTATGGGCTTCGTTTTTCATGATGCAGGCTAGGCTAATGCTGGGTCGGCTCACTCGTACTCCTTTGTTAAAATGAGACCTGAACAGCATAAGAACCTAAACCTTAAGCATCAAGTGCGAGTTACTGTGTTCGCCGTTTCTGCAATCGTCTGCGTTCTTAAAAGTGTAGCGCCGGTCCTATCGTAGATTGTTAAAACTCCCGTCGCTTTCGTGTATGTCTCGTCGCCTTCTCGAGTTTCAAGAGCACGCTTTAAGAAGCCAAAGACAGTCGTAGGATCGGTCGCGTTATCGCCGATCAAGCTCGAGGTATCCCCGATAAGGCCAGCAATAGATCCGATCCCTGCAACCGTATTTCCGATGGCCACAAGGGTTTGACCCATAAAGCCAATACCGGCTACGGCGGTCGTACCTAGCGCTACGTTCGTAGTTCCGAGCGCGATATTGCTCGTTCCTATAGCAACGCCTGTAAGCCCAATCGCAACGCCGGTCGTACCGAGAGCGACGGCCGTAGTGCCTAGTGCTACGCTCGTCGTACCGAGCGCAACGCTTGTCACGCCCGCCGCGTAAGCCGCATTAAGCGTAACTCCAAACGTATCATACGGGTCCAAAACACCTTGGACGTATTGGTCCGAGAAGCTAAGAGAAGTAGTAGCGCCCCAGCACACAAAAGCAATCTGAGTAAGGCTCGCATCGTAATCGAACTTGTAAAGCCCCTTAGATCCCGGCTCCGTAATCGATGGCGGAGTTGCATTTGCACCCGTGGTCGTTACAAAAACCACGAAGGTCGGCGCAAGGCCTGAGACCGCAGAACTTCCGAAAGATAGCCAGTAAGGTCTAGTCGCCATTTTACCCCGCCCTTTATGAAAGGCGCCCCCGAAGCCTTAGACCTGAAAGGAGCATGTAGCGGGCCTCGCAACATGAACAGGCTAAAGCCTCGGGAGCTAAAACTACTCTACTAAATTAGCTCCACGAACGGATATCTTGCAGCGAGTAAACAACGAGGTTCACATACTGCTGCTCGAGAGCCGCGTTGGTACCGCCAGAAGTAGCTACGACAACGTCGCCCGCCTGAAGGCTCAGAAGCGAACTTCCAGCCGCAGGCAAGCTATATTGTAGAGCACCGCTGGTACCGATTGCGGTCACAGTCAAAGCGCCCGAGATACTGATCGTGGTCAAGCCAGCACCAGTAACGAAGCGCTGAAGTTTCAGCGTCGAGGTCGGGGTTCCAGAGAGACCAACGCCAATCGCGCGGGCATCGGAAATAACCATCGGAGCGGGTGCGCGGTAAACGACGTAATCCTTACCGGTCACGGTTCCGTTGATGGTCACATCCATCTGCTTCTTCTGTTCAGTCACATCGAGGGTACGGTTAACGATTCCCATTTTTAATACTCCTGTCTTTTAGACGTTTTTTGGGTTCATCCTTTGATAGCGAAGTGATCGTCCCATAGACTTGGTCTACCGCCTTGATAAACTCTTTTCTATTTTCGGACCAAAACGCCTCAGCTTCGTTACGAAACTTGCGTCTTTTCGATTCGTCGGCGCGTTCGTTGGCAGCGTCCATCTCCTCGATCAGCCGCTCATTAGCCTGAATGTCAATCTCGCGAATGCGTTCCAACACTCGGTCGATCCCCCAAAACCGGGGCACTCCGGCCAACGTCCAGGTGTCCGTAAGCGCGAACACCAGTTGTTTGCAGTCTATTAAATTGTAAAAGAATTTGCCGTCATACTCTATCGGCCCGTCAAACCTTTTGGTTTTCCGGAAAACGCAGAGCCGCCCATCCTTGGTGCGCTCTGCGAAAAGGCACTCGTCGTACCTTTTTAAAGCCTTAGTGTACGATTGCGGCAAAATCATTACGGGCTCGTATAATCCTGAACAACGGCCGAGGCCGAAGCCTTAGCGTTAAACAGGTTCGCGAAGAAACGGATCCGCACTTCGAGCTGGTCGTTTTCGGCAGCTGCGATGTACATGGAGCCAGTCTCGTCCGCAAAGGCCATCTCTTCGAGCACATACTTCTCGATAAACTTATCCGGGAGCATAAAGATGCGAGTCGGACAATCTTTATCGGCAACCCACGGCATACCGTTCCACTCGAGGTAGTTCTTGTCCTTAGACGAGAAGCCGCCATCGCCCTGAACAGTGTTCACGTAGCGTTTATCGGCCTGGAGCAGCTTCTGGTAGTACCGGCGGCTCGTGTAGTCCGAGTAAATCGCGTTGATCTTTCCACCACGGCGCTCGGCTTCGTCTTGTGCCTGCTGAAGGTAATTCAGCGCCAAGGGAAGGTCGGTGCCCGTGCTGGTACCATCGCTCGTGCAGTACACGACGTTTCCTTGAGTCGCCACATAGAGAGAGCGATCAATCGAGAAAACCGTCGAGGTTCCGCCGTCGAGCTGAGTCAAGATTCCTTGGATTTCGTTTCCGAAGGATCCCGAACGGACGAACACGTCGTTAGCCGAAGCCGTCACGGCTTGGTCAAACACGACGGTTGCAGTTGCGCTGTTTGCGTTACCGCTCGAAATCGAGTTGATGGTCAATCCGCTTTGAACAAGCGTCGAGCCGTTATAAATATCAACGACAGAACCAACGTCCAAGAACTTCAGCGCGGGCTCAGTGTCCTCGCGACCTTTAATCACCACAGATGCGGAGGCGACAACGCCGGTATTAACACGAGCCAAGTCGCCAGTGCCATCCCAGCTCATCTGCCGGTTAGCGTCAGACTTTAAGTCGTTATAGCCTTCTTCGAGTTCGAAGCTAGCAGAACGAACGAAAGATCCGACGTTGCTCTTCGATGCAGCAATCATAGGTCCTGTGATACCGAAGCGAAGGTAATTGTACTTCGCAGAAATCACGGCCTGAAGCGTTGTCTGGCGACCGACTGCCGGCAAAGCGCCGCCATCGGAAGTCGCACCGATTCCGGGGTTACGACGAACTTTCAAGGGACGGTTCACCTGAACACCAGACCAGGGATAGACGCCCTTAGCGGCTCCACGGTAGATATTCACTTCTTCGTTGAACTGGTCAACGATAGGGCCTTGGTAGAAATTCTTCAGGATGCCCAAGCCTGAGGAAATACTCTGATATGCGTTAGCCATTAATTAACTCCTCTTAAAATTTTAGAAAGCCTTATGACCTTGATGGCGCAGTTCCTTCAGCATAGCTTCTCGAGCTTCGTCGAAATTCTTAGGCCGAACGGGCGCCTTTCCTGCGGGAGCACCGCCAGGGCCAACGTCACTTGCTTTCATTCCTTTTTCTTTTTGTGCCTCAAGCTGTTTTTTAAAATATGCCTGAGACGCCTTATACATTTTCTCGTGCGACTCCTTAGCTAATCGCTCCCATGCCTGATCGGTAAGCTTCCCACCTTGAGCGAGAAAGATTTCGGCTTTCGCTAAAACCTGATCCTCGTTCATAAGCGGAAACTTCTCCTGTAGGCGCGGCAGCGTGGCGTCGAGTTTGGCATTCGCCGACTCTAAGGCCATAGCCTCTAGGCGTTGCTCGAGTTGATCTAACTTCGATAAACGGCTCGTAATCTCTTTGGGCAGTTGAGGACCTTGGCCTTGAGGGTTCAGCTTAGCCATGAGCCGGTCTACGATGCCGTGATATTTGGCAGGGTAGACCTGTTTAAACTTCTCAGCTAAGGCTGGATTCTCTAGGACATTCTCTAAGTCGGCCTCGAGGTTGGCCTGATAGCGCCCCTCGGATTCGTACTGCTTTTGCTTCTCGCTTAAAGAGCGGTAACCGTTAAATACTTCCTGTAAACGTTCCGGCGTTAAACGCTCGCCCTGAAACTCGAACTCAGAGAGTCCGTCGAGCGAGGTTACAGCGGGTGCTTGAGTCTCAGTCGCCTGACCCTCTTCCATGCCGCCTAACGATTGAACGTCTGCATTCTCTAATTCCAAAACTATACTCCTTTTTTAGTTTTTAACTTCTTCGCCATCTCAATGCGGGCGCGCTCGCCTAAATTTCTAGGCTTCGTGTTCTGCTCGGCCCTAGTCATGTCGGCAGACGAGACCATATCTGCCGCGATCTCATCCTCGGTTTCGCCCATGCCCTCGACTTCGCCCGCTTCTTCGGCGAGTTCCATCATTTCGCCAGGGCCCATTCCGCCTTTTTCAATCTCTCTCGAGTCAGCGGCGGCAACGTCGGCGGAGAGGAGTTTTAAAAGCTCCATCTTTTGTGTGTCGTCTAGCTGAGCAATCAGGCTCTGCATTTCACCAGAGGGTTTGCCCATGGCTTTCTTTTCCATCGGCATCTGGTGTGCGTTTTCTTCGTCATCATTTAAAAGCCCACCGCGCCGGTTCTTAATAGCCGAGTACATGCCGTCCATTTAAAATCCCCCTCCCATCATGCCCATGATAGGTCCCATCGACGCGCGTCTGCGTCTGATTGCTATAGAAGTAGGCACCGCTTGGCCTTGAGCATATCCACCTTGAAACTGCGGAAGAACTCGAGAGCCTAAGGCGCCGCCTTTACCTAGGTTTAAAGAATTGAACTCTTTTTGATCTGCCGATGTCTGCTGCATAGGCATCATGTTTTGACGCCTTTGCTTTATCGCCTGGCCTAACATGTCGCCTACGCCGCTGAACTTAGTACCAAACATTTAAGTTAGCCCTCCTGATTCAGGAGGAGCTGCCATCTCGGCACTCTGAGCCTGAATCTGCGCGCCTAATTGATCTGCTGCGGGAGCCTCGGGCGGAGCTTCGGCTAAGACCTTATCGTGCTCGGCCTGAGCCGCGTCCGTAGTCTTAAGCTCGATGTCGTTATCAGGATCATTCGGTCCTGCCGTCATTTCGGTAAGCATGTCGGCGTGCTCGTTCATTAGTTCAAGAACAAGCTCTTGTTGGGCCGGATTAAGCGTTAGGTATTTATCCGAAAGCCTGAAATCGTCGAGTTCCTTAAGCCACAAGGCGTGATCGTCGAACTCTAAGACTGCGGGCTTTTCGCCACGCTCAATCATCTCTAGGCCGCGCTTGATTTGTCGTTTACGAAGAGAGAGAGATTTCCACGCCTGATACTCGTCACCGTATTCGAGCATAGAGAGCACGTTTTGAACAACGCCTGGATCAGTAGGGTTCCCGAAGTATCCGCCCTGATGTAGATTTAAAATCTCTTGGCGCTTAAGAGTTCTGGACCCAGGCGAGATAGATCCGCGCTTTACCTTTACGTCGAAGTTTTCTCTTAAATCAGCGCCGCGGAACTCTTTAACCGTGTACTGCAGGTCCTCGCCTGCAATCTTTAAAAGTCTCGGCGTCTCGTAATACTTTGCTACAAATTTAAGCAGGATTCGGCCTAGGTCTGCATAACTATGCTCATGGCTTTCGGTCATGACACCGATGCGTGTGTCGTCCTGCTCAACTAGTAACTGCATACCAATCGCCGGGATCTGAGCAGACGGCATCTGGCCACGGCTCGCTTCGTTAATCCCCGCTGTATCGTTGATGTCCGACTTTAAGACTTCTTCCTCCTCATAGGCGTAAGAGGGGATAGTCGGCATATCGAGCGGCTGAACTGCGCCTCCTGCCGGCGCGTTCGGTACGGGATCGTATTCTACAACTTCGCCCGACTGGTCATCTAGCGACTCGCGGGCAAGGTTAGCTCCGCGTGCTACGATGTACTTACCAGCTAAGAGCCTATTCAAGAACGCAGCGCGCATGGTCTTGCCACGGTTTAGCTGATCTTGAAGCGGCCTTAGGTGAGTGATTACGGCCTCTGCGTTAAACTTCCCGCCTACGATAATGTCGTCGAACTTTATCCAAGGAAGTTCATCAATCGGAAGAACGCCGTCTTTAAGTAGCACACCGTTTGCGCTAACTATGTAGCGCCCCATCGGATGCTTGTTGCACGGGCGCTCATAGTAAACGCGCTCTATCGCCGAATCCTTGATCTGATTCGTAGACATTCCAGACGCGCCGGTCTGAACGTTTATCGCATTAATCCTCGCCTCGTATTGAAGGCTATTGATCCAGCAATCCTCTTCCTTAACTAGATGGCCACGCTCCGGGTATTGATCTCTAAAGTAGGAAAGCGGCCTAATCTTGGCCTGAACTATCGACTTACATTCGGACCAGTACATAGCGAGGGGATCGGGAAAGACTTCGAAGAACGAAGCTACATCAACCCGGATATCGCCCATGGCCTCAAGCTTATAGATACGCTTTACCGTCCCATCCTCTTGCGGCTGGTCCTCAGGGACGACTTTTTTCTCACCTAACGTCGGATCCCAGCACACTTTTAAGTAGCTCGAGCCCGCCTGCTGAACCCACATGATAAGGCTCGCGCGCTTCTTATTGATCTGTAGCTGATCCCAAAGCTGAATCAGGATCTGCTCACCTAAGCGTGCTGCGTCTTTATCCTCTTCGTCGCCAGAGTTAGGCCGAATCTCCCAGCGCGGCTCGTTCTTTAAAAGCTTCGCCAGACGGTTTTGAACTGTGGGAAGAATTCGGTTTACGTGAACTCGGTTTTTCGCGATCAGTTGAGAAGGTGCAGGAACAGGCTTAAATTGGCGAGTAGCGCCATCAAAATAAACGCTATCAAAACCACAAAGATATGCAGTGTTAGTAAGAGTAATGGCCTCTTGAGCTTGTCTGGCCGCAGACATTCGGCGATTTTCCAGCTCAGCATCGACAAACGTGACAAGCGCTTTCTCCTCTTCGGTCTGATCCTCGACCGATTTGAGCCCGGGCTCCTCGCCCTTTACCCATGAGTTAAGCCTATTACGTGCGTTTTCTAGAAATGAAGCCAAAAATGCTCCCGATTACTAAAGTCCAAGAATGCTATTCGCTTTCTTGGCGTTTTCTTCAGCAATCGGGTCGATAGAGGCGACTGGCGTCGGCTTTATCGGTGCGACCTTAGGTTTATTTACGCCCTTTACGTGATTGTACTCGCTAAAATCTCGAGACATAAGCCTATCGACTAAATTATAGGCAATCCGCGCCCAAAAAATCTGCGTTCCGAACAGAAGGGCGACGAGAATGCCTAGAATAAAGTAGTTTAAGCCTGGGTCTGTCACTTTTTATGAAGCTTCTCTTCCATCGAGACTTTATCTGCATTTTTATTTTTGTCGAAATACCCGGCAATGTAAACGCGAATGTCGTTATAAATACCGTAGCCAGTCTCGGTCTTGATATAATCAAAGTCGCGCCGAAAGAGCTGCTTTATTAAGTCAGCGGATGCTTCGATAGAATCGTAACCCTCGACCTTAGCCAAGTGAATGCGCTCTAAAAGCTCCGAATGACTTGTAACCGGATCGCCTTCCATAAGATTCGCAACCGGCCGGTCTTTTTTAAGCTCGACCACAGGCACATCCTCGACCCCTTTCGGCGCCTGATTCTGCTTCGCCATCTCTTCAAGTTCCCGGTCTAAGGCTAGATCCTCGTCGGTTACGCCTAAAGAAATCTCGCTTGCGATCTTTTCCAACTCCTGATCGCTCGGCATCTTAAACATCGGGTTACCTTTAGGGGGCTTACCCTCGGCCTTACGGGCCGCTTCCATCTCAGCCTTCGTCCTGCGCTTGCGCTTTTGTTTTGAGGAGGTTTCTAATGTACCACTTTTCGTATTCCGGGCTGTTTCTGGCTGGCTCTCTTGCATTCACGCGCTCCTTATCCGGTGGGTAAGCAATCTCTTCGATACTAGCTAGGGCATCTAAGATGTCAACGTAGGTGCCTCTAGGAAATTTAGCAAACTCGTCCTCGAACTCATGAAGCCCAGCCTTCACATAGATATGTCCCCACTCAAACCTAGGGACTAAAGACCTAATGCGCATGGCCTTAGACTTATCGGGGCCTCTCTTTATCGCATGAACCGGGATAACCGTTTTCCGAAGCTTCATCTCGTCCGCGATAAAGTGCATCAACGCCATCTGGTAAGCTACGGCCTCGATCCCAATTACGTTACATTTGAATAGCTTCTGAAGGTCAAAGATCAACTTAACGGTTTGCGTCGCGGTTATCCTAGCTCGCCTTGCTACTTTTAAGTACCAGTCGTTATTCACATCAACGTCAACGACTACGATAGCGGTGTAGTCCGCATGGTTTTCGAGCGATATCGCCGGGTCTACAAACGCGAACGTGTGCTTTATCTTTGGAAGCTCTTGGTAATACCGAAGCCATTCTTTTTTAAAGTCCTGGTCATCGGCAGGTATGATTTCGTTAAGATACTGAAAAGAAAAGATGTACGAGCCTTGAGCTTTCCTTTGCCTGGCCAAAAACTCAGGCGTGAGTTTTTTGGGAAACATGTAACTGCCATCCTCGCGAATAGCTTTATCGTAACAGCACGCCCAAAGCTCTCCATCTACTTCCTTCTCAAAGTACATTTAATCTCGCATGTTCACGGAAATAGATCAGTGCGGCTTTATTATAGGCTTCGGCGGCTTCCTCTTCCGTTAAAAAGTGACCTAAGAAAAGCGCTCGACCTTGAACTTTTATTTGAGCCATCCATCGTTTCTTCTTCAATTTTGGTCTATAAAATACGCCTTTGAAACGACTGATACTTTTTGTCTTTCTTTTAGGTTCGTTCCTTCGATTCTCGGCGTGAGTGCACCAGCGCAGATTTGCTTTCTGGTTATCTAGGCCATCCCCGTTGATATGGTCTACTTCGGCCCTAGGAAACGGCGGAGCACCGAGAATTTGCCGATGCATTTGTATTAGGCGCCTCTTGTACGGAGCGACCGCTTCACCCCTCACCGCGTAAAAGGTTTTATGTCCTCTTGTCGCTGTCCACTTAAAACCTTTTATTAAATCAAAAACGTCATCATCGACCTTCGCACATTTGCCCTGGCTTAACTGAATAAGTTTCATTCCAAAAATGATCGCCCATCTCTTGATAAATAGTCAAGCAGACTACCCAAGTTTCACCGTCTACGACTTTCTCGAAATACACGCTACTGTAACCGCTCCGCGTTGGCGTAGACCGTGATTCGGGCGTTTGCGGCAGTGGTCTGAAAAGAAATAGACACAATGTAAACTGTAACCGTAGATGTAGTACGAAAAATGACTGAGCCCGTTTGCATATTATCAATGCCGGTCGCAGAAAGAGGGCCGCCTGTTCCGCCTGCGCCGTAAACCGATGCATCACTAGAACTTAAAACGGTTCCTACCGTGCTTAGTGCGGCAGGTATGCTAGATGTATCAGCTCCGTTGGCTCCAAAAAATCCAATACCGCCAAATGTGTAGGCCGGAGAACCACTCGACGCAAATCTTGCGCTACCCTGTAGCTTCCAAGTCCCCGGCGTTAGCGTAAGCGAATTACCAGTCAACTGATGATAGTTATTCGTCGCACTCGGCGTCTTTACCGAACTAGTCGCGGTTATGAGTTCAAACTGCCCGTAGGTGGAGAAGATGGAGAAGTTGGGGTCCTCAGTAACACTAAACCAAGTATAGCCGTCAGTTGAGATAATATCGTAAGACGTATCGGCACTAGAATCGACCCATATCTCGATGTAGTCGCCCTTATTTAAATCGAGGGGTGCAGAAATTGTTCCGTTGCTAGTCGTGCCGTTAAAATAGTTTCGTCTAACTTCAGATCCGTTGACGTAAATCATTACAAGAAAAATCTCAGATGCGACGTTTGCCGTACCTAAAGAAGCGTCAACGTTCCATCGCCCAGACTTCGCGACCGTATATCTATTGTTTACAGAGTCCCATCCGTTGAGATTATCTTTTGATGGAGTTGTCCAAGTTACCTTTGTTGGCGATGCTGAGCTAATTGTCTGAGTGCCTGACTTTCTAGCCGTAAATTGGCCCGTACTAAACAAAGCCTCAGTCGTGCTTAAGGCTGCCGATGCGGACCAGCCCGAGACAAACCAAGAGGCCTCCCAGAAAATAAAGTCGCCGTTTGTCCACGTAAAAGGATTTGTTGAAGTAAGGGTAGCCCAGTTATTTGTGGCGGTAGCCGGGTCTATTGCATAGATAGTCAAAGTATTTGCGGCAGTGAGCACGGCTGAGCCTATAAATGTATCGGTCCCGGTGTCGCGGAGAGATGCCATTCCGACGTTATTTGATGCTTGCGTGAAGTTGTAGGAACTATCGCCGGTGTAGGCTGCAGGAACCGTGATTGCGAAGTTTGTATCTCCAGCTCCAGTAATGGTTGAAATACCTCGCGCAAAAACTCGGTTACCGATTCGAAGTAATTTGACGCTAGTCGTGGAGTTAGCCCAAGAGTCAGTCCAAGTCTCAGTCCCATAGTCCGCAACTATAGCGCCCGGAACTACGCCCTGAGGACTAGCTACAAAATTATCAATATCAAAATCATAGGCCGATGCATTTGTACTCGTGATATGCCAGATCAACCGATAAGAGCTAGACGCGCTTACTGTATAGAAAACACCAGTAAATAGCGCATCACTCGGCGCTGCGATAATGTTGCCTGAATTATTAGATATGTCTTGGACGTTTAAAAGCGTAGAGTTCGTAACGTCGTAAACGAAAACCCTTAAGTCGCTCGACGCGTAGTTTGCGCTAGTCCGGTAGTAGAATTGTATGAATACCGGCTGGCTCGAGTCGCTCGATATATCATCGACCGTAAAGTCATAAGACCAGCCTTCGCCTTGCCTATTTGAGGCATCCTTCGAAAACCTAACGCATGACGTTCCGACAAGAGGAGTCGTAGTGTTTAAGGCTGTAGTGAGGCCAGCGACTACGCCGCCAGTTCCATTCGTAGGAGTAGAGCTGGCCCCATCGTTATAGGTGTTGATGTTCGTGGTCGTATCGCCAGCATAGATGGCGCTTAGGTAATTGATGCCTGAGGAGCCAGAGGCACTACCGCCTCCACCGCCCGATCTAAAGAGAAAGGGCCCAGATTGCGGTAACCCCATTTATCCCCCCGCAATCGGGCTTTGAGTAATACCTTGATAGCTAGAGTATTTAAGGCCGACACTTACGACCATCGTCGCACCGGCGGCACCTAAGAAGAACCGGGCCGGGCCATCGAACTGAACTATCTCAGTCGCGCCTACCGAGTACATGGTCGCGCCTACGATTTGGCTATAGGAGCTTGCGATGTAGAGCGTTCCGCCGCCGCTTTGGATCTTAAAAAACCCGCCGTTACAGTTAGCGGGAGGCACAAAGTCCACCGCGTTAGAAAGGCCTACGACCATAAGAGTCGAGCCGATGCGAAACGTATCTCTAGCTTGTGCGCTCAAAATATCCCCCCGGATTCGTCGGCCTCTTGAACATGCGGGCTTCCCCTTAAGAGCTTGCCCTCGGCCAAGTATTTCTCTTCTAAAACATTCGACAATAAAAAGCCTATAACATCAAGCTCCGCATACCGAGTCCCAATAATCACGTACTCGCCACCTGGGTTTAAGATGTTCAAGTTATACTTGAAGTGATCAAGGACCTTCTGGCACTTCTCTGGGCTATCTGAGTTTTGCGCCGAGTTATAGTCATCGCCAATGATTAGGTCATAGTGCTGGCCGACTTTGGTCGTGCCGATTCCGCCGACTGTAATCGTCGCCTCTTTACGGTTCCTGGTCCTGGTTTTGACGATGATTTCGCCTTCGTCCCATTTAGAACCCGAAATGTCCGTGAAAATATTTATGAAACGTGCGCTCGATAAATGCCCTTTGATCTCTCGTAATAGGTTCTTGCTGTTTGTATATAGCTCGGAGTCGAGCAAAATCGTGATGTTCGGATCTTTCAGGATTCTCCATATAGGGTAAGCGACGCTCCCTAAGGAACTCTTGAATGATCCTCGCGGCATCACGATAAGTTTTCTCTTTGCGCTTGATTCTAGAGCCTGTACCGCTTCTCGATGTACGTCCCATTCCATATCAGAGTAGCCAAGTAGGCGTTTAGCGAACAAGAAAAAGTCGTTGAGCAGTAACTCGCGTGTGGCGTCGAGCGCCGCGGCCGTTTGCTCTTGCTCTGATAGTTTGGCGATACGATCGGGGATCTTAAGAAGCGATGAGCTTGTCATAAAGTAACTGTACGACGAGAACGGCGAGAGTCACGCCGCCGGCCACTTTCCAATGGATCTTTTCTAACTCCGTAATCCTTTGGTCTTGTCTTATCATTTCGGCCTTCAGCTCTGCCCTTATCGAAATCAAGTCTTGGCGTAAGTCGTCAAACCTACGGTTGATCAGGTCTACTATCGGGCCTTCGTTAAAAGGGCTCATGCCAAAAGCTCCTTCCTGGTCTTATGGACATAAATATCAGCATCGCCTCCGCTAGAGGCCTGGCTACAAACTGGGCAAAGGATCCATTCCTCTTTCCAGCGCTTAATCGCATGCTCGCATGAAGTCAGATGCATCATGTCGTAAAGCTCTTGAGGCGTTGGGCTTAGGTTTTTCGAAGTGAGCTGATCCTTTTTCACTAGGATTTCGTATTGCGGTTTCTTAGCCTTTTCGCTCATTAACTTTAGTGTCAATGAGACTGCGCAAGTCCGCTAGGATTTCTTTAGCCTGGCTGGACTGGACCTCTGTGTTGATGTTCGTGTTCGTCTGATCAATCCATTGGCGATTGGTGTCAACCTGGCCTAATTGGATTTTGCCAAGCCAAATGAGCATGGCGACGTTGCCCTTCATGGCGACTTCCCATTGCTTACGCTTTAGGCTCATCTTGCCGGTTTCTCTGCCTTCTTTAATAGCTTGGGAGAAACGGTTAGATAGAGTCTTCTCGTCGCACCCCAGCACGGCTGCCATTTCGGCGTAACTGCAATTTATCGCGGCGAGCTGCTTTACTTGCTCCTCGCTTATCGGTTTCTTCGGTCGTGCCATCTATTCTTTCTGCCTTTTGGCCTGTGTACTTTTCCCAGCGGGAGAGGATTACGTCGCAGTAGCCAGGAGAAAGCTCCATCCCGTAGCACCTGCGCCCCATTTTCTCACTCGCCACTAGCGTCGACCCTGAGCCCATAAACAAATCCACGACCAGGCTTTTAGGATTCGTCGCGTGTTTTATCGCCCTCTCCACTAGCTCGATAGGCTTCTTGGTCGCGTGGTCTTCGTCTTTTCCTATCTTTCTCTGGATGTGCCAAATATCCTGAAATTCGCCATCCCCCTGATGAGAGTTTATTTCTGGTGAGCCTTTCTTGAAAAGATGTATATATTCGTGGGTGTATTTGTAGTCCGAACCGAGGCCGTGAACCACTTTGTCCCAGACAATCAAATTAGAAAACTTAAAACCAGCCTTAAGATAAGCGGGGACAAGTTCGTGACTACGCTTCCAATTTAGACAAACGTAATGGGCTGAAGCATCCTTTGAGATGATCCAGTAGTTAGCGGACATTGCGCCGAGTAGATTCGCCCATTGTTCGTCCGTGTAGTCGTCGTCGAACATATGGCTCAACCTGGTTGAGCCATAGTTTTTTTTTGCGCTCATCCCTGTATTGTAAGGCGGATCCGTAAAAACCATATCAGCCCGCTCGCCCGCCATAAGCTTCTCTACATCCGTAATGCTTGTCGAATCCCCACACATAAGCCTATGGCGCCCAAGCGTCCATATATCGCCAAGCTTACATCGCGTATCCACTTGCTCAGGCACTTCGTCTTCATCGCACTGAGCTTCAAACTTCTCCGCAGGCTCTAAAACAAAATCCTTAATACCTAATAGATCAATATCAAAATCAGGCCCTAAGTTAGCCAAATCTGTATTAATGGCCGATAGATCTAGTTCGGCCCAGTGCGCTATGGCATTGTCTGACTGTACGCAGGCGTATTCTTCGTCGTCGTTCTTAAAGGTCTGATAAACGACTGGGTACTCTTTCCAGCCATTAAGTTTAGCGGCCTCTAAGCGCCCATGGCCAAAGCATATCTGCCCTGAGAGTTTTGACACGTGTATCGGATGCCTAACCCCATGCTCGCGCATAATTTTAGCTAAGCGCTCGATTTGCTCTTTCGGGTGTTTGTTGCGCTGGTGTTTTGATTTCTTTAAACTCGAGAGTTTTACAAGTTCGTCGTAGCCGGAGAAGGCTATGCGCATTTCTGGCTTATCCATTCCGGCTCATTCTCCGCTTACGTAAAGCCTCTAATTGGGCTTTAGTATTCTGATCTTGAAAGCCTTCTTTAAGCCGATCCATAAGGGTAGGCTTTTCTTCGAATTGTTGGCCATCGACCACGTATTTCTTTTTCTTCTCGTCGTAATAGCTAGGCATATAAAAAGCTTTCCCCCAGCGACTGCCTTAAGTGTTCTTTATTCTTTACTTTCGTCGCGTAGATATAATCTTTAGACCGCTCTTTTGGTTTTTCAAGTGCTCTTTTTAGGTTAGCGGCCTTGTGATCCTCTCCGTAATACTTCGACTTGCTCGTTTTATAAGCACGCCAGGTAAGTCCGCAGCCGCAGGCACATCGCTTTTGAACTAAGCGTTCCATGTGGAACATTGCCTCATAGTTTTTATCTGGTCTCAAGTCTGGAATGGGTCTAGCTGGCCTTTCGATTTAGGGTTTTTCGGGCTCGACTTATGGGGAGTGGTTGAAAAGCCATACGCCCCCCGCAGCTGGACCTTCTATCGCTCGAACGCCAAACAGGGTGGGAAGGTCTGGCAATTAGAGAAGGCCGAATTTAATGAGCTTATCAAAAAGCCATGCCATTACTGCGGAGCGGCCCCACAAAAGCGCGAATGGATCGACTACGGAAAACGCTGCGTTTCGACCGATCTTACTAACGGTATTGACCGCGTGGATACTACTCGGGGCTATACTCTGGATAACTGCGTTCCTTGTTGTCGCTGGTGTAATCAGCTTAAAGGATCTTTGCCTCTAGATAGGTTCGTCGCCCAAGTTTTTTCGGTCTTTCGTAACCTCTGGAGCAATCGTTGAAACTTCCTCGTAAAGTTCGCGTGCTAACCCAAGACTACACTGTAACTGCCACGCCAAATCTAGGCAAAGATCATGGGCTCGAAGGGTTATGCTCGTTTCATGACTTTGAGATAAAATTAGATAGTGATTTACTCTCAAAAGCTGATTACGCGCGTCGGACATTTCTGCACGAACTAGCTCACGCGTTCGCTCTAGAGTCAGGCCTTCACGAGAGGCTTTCAGAGGATGCTTTAGAGATGTTTTGCCAGGCTTTTTCCGCATTCCTAATCCAGTTCAAAAATCAGAAGCTTTAAAAAAAGCCCCAAGATAAGTCCGTATAAGCAAAGGCATGTTTTTGTACCAGTCCACTTAAGTCTTATCGCTTAGGGCCTTAAATTCCTCTATCGTTTTCGGCTTCTCTTTAAACCTATTTCCGAAAATGCTGTCCCATAGCTCTAGGTAGTAGGTCTCTAGCTCCGGGCGCTCTAACATCGCTACTTGAAACTTTTGAGACATGAAGTCTTTAACGTTGTCGTACATTCTTTTTTCGGCTCCCATGAGTGGGCCTACGCATAAACTGAACGTGATTACGTCTTTAAAAGTCCTCGGGTGCTTGCCGTTTAGAACTTCGTCTATCGCTAGCTCCTGAGCTGTGGTTTTAGGCTCACTCATTTTGATTCTCCTTATCGAGTTGAACTAGGGCGACCATGTAAGCGTTCATCGAGACGCCTAACTCTTTTGATCTTTTAACCACATGCTCGTGAAGCTCTCTTGCTTTTGCGTCAAACCTAACCATTATGTGAGTCGGCTTTATCTTTCTCGAGCGTTTCTTTTGGATCACATCCTCTAGGCGTTTCATTCGCACCTCACGTCGTCAATGATCGAGCCGTCTAGTTCCCTGTCGAAAGCGAGATAGTAAAAGCAGCGCTTACCCTGTCTAATCCCGCAGTCAAAACCGGTGGCAAGAATAACCCTAGGGCCGGTCAAGGTTTGCGGGAACTCATGCGAACCCCGAGCTAGATCGTCGGTGTAGTAGAACTGACACCCTTTAGGGATATCTGAAATCCTAAGTTCAGACTCCGCGGCCAGAGGCTGATCTTTTTTTTCGGGGGCGCAGGCAGATAAAGTTAGAAACAATATAGCCAATCCAACCTTTTTCACTTTACTCCCCCTTCGCTTTGGCTATGGCGGCTTTCATAGTTTTCTGCAATTCCACTATTTTTGGATCAATTTGCCCCTGACCTAATCCTAGGTTCATAGACACATACTCCAGCGCCTCCAAAAGCTCAGGCGCGGCGGCGATAAGGCGGGCGTTGGCTTCTAGTTCTTCGGCAGGAAAATCAATCTTACCCGTAAGAACTCCGACTTTAAGGTTTTGCTTCATGGCCACAACCGTTTTTAACGCAGTCCAAGGCCCCGGCGTGTGTTTAGGTTTACTCATGCTCTAAGGGCTCCTTTATCC